CCACGGACGCCAAGAGGGCATTCCAGGTATTCCTGGCCCATAACCTCCACGACCACGCATAGGGTAAATTCCATAATTCATTTCTTTTACCTCCTGAACATACTTTGTAATCGTTCTTTCACTCCAACAGGCATTGCAGCAGCTTCACGCCCACCAACTGCTCCACTAAAAGCCTGACCAGGTTGCGGTGGCATTGGTAAACCAGGCATTGGCGGGCCCTGTGGTGCGGGTTCTTGAGGCGGTGCCATCCGCCCCTGAAGTGCTTGAGTTGCTTCTTGCCCTAATAATTGCTGGAAATCAGTAATCATCAATTTAGCTTCAATTTCTCTCTTTTCCTCAATTAAAGCTTGAATAACACGATAATATCTGACCTTAGGACTTAATTCTTCAGCTTGTTCAACTAAAGTGTCTGTATCCATTCCCATTGGGTCTTGTTGTTTTAAAAGATACTCCCTTATCCACCGCTTTGGTGCCCATTCTTTCGCCATTTGAGCCTTTGCATAATTATCAGCTTCTTCCTCTGGTGTAATTGAAACAAATTCAGCTTTTATATCATATTTACCATCCATTGCTTCAGGCTTAAAAACTTGCAAAAATTCTCTACCCCGATTGTCTAAACCCCTAACTTTCCATTCAAAGTCCTTTTTTTCCAATTTAATGAGTTTGAATTGGTCTATCATTTTAAGAATAGCCAGCCGATAAAATTTACTTAATGCAGATAATAAAGGATTAAATTGTGTCTCAGGACCCTGTAGAGCTCGTTCAATGCCCTTACCAGACCATTCTTGTCCCTTCCAGGTTAAACCATGCCATAAGTGAGGTAAAGTGCCCCGCTGGATAGCCTGGTCTATAATTTCCCAGGTTCGATATACTGTTTGAGCTACCTCAGGAGGTTCAACCATTTGAACCTTAGCAGTCTCTGGCAAACTTGTTACTTCACCCTTACCATAAGGCATAGATACTTTTTTTCTTGTATCAGGCACAAAGGCAAAAGCACTCGGCTTACGACTCTTTTCAGCTATCTCTGTCATAATAGAAAGCAATTTACTGCGAGTTTGAAAAAGTCCCCTACCACCAGCAAGTAAAGATTCACCCCAATTTTTAATATGCATATAACCATCAGTATCACCAACAATCAATGGAGTGCTACCACAAGGAACAACTATTGTTGAGGATCTACCTAATTTATGCTTCTCCTCTTGGGCAATTTCAGTTCCCGCATCCTTCCCAACGAGAACCGTATTATATTTTTCATCCCAGAAATCTATGACCTTAATAGCACCAAGCTTTTTACCTTGTTTATCAGTAAATACCTTTGGGCTTACTTTCCCACCATATTCTAAATCTATATTTGAGGGGTCTCGCCAGGTTGTATATGCTGACCATTGAACGCCCTTTGAATCTAATCACCAGGCTAAAAATCTAGGGTCATAAGGAAGAATATCAACAATTAAGTTATCTTCATCATCAGAATATAATAAAACTCTACCCGCCATAAATCCTCGTATACCACCCCAGAATAATAATGCCTCTTTTAAGGGAGGAGAAAGCCTGTCAACTAGATTATCATCAGCACCCCGAAATGCCGATAGAGCAAAATTCTCTATTTTCCGCTCCTTATCGCCATCTTTATCTAAACGCCGAACCTGAATATTCAACCTTGCTGGTTCCAATGTTCTGATAATAGTATCAACAAAAACTCGCGGCTGATTATCAGTAATATTCTCACTCCATCTATCTAACCAGGTTTCTTCTTTTAATCTCCATAAATCATAATCATCATCCATACGAGTATGCAGGTCTCTATGGTGTGTCTCAAAATTATCAATTAACTCTTGAATTTCACTAATACTTTTCGGCATTACCTGCTCCTAATTGAACAAGAAATCTCGGGTCCCTCCAACTGCGGGGAACAATACGAAATTTTGCCTCACTATTAAAGGTAACCTCAAATGGAATCTTTTTTTCTATTTCTTCTACTGTTAATTTCTTTAATTCAGTGAATGTTATTTGTTGCATATTATCTCCTTATAACCTGCATTTCCCTTCTGGAATCAGGTGCTAAAACCTGTCCATAATAATCTTCCCTGCCTTTATTCCGACCATACCCATATTTCCAGTATAAGAAATAAATCACTGATTTGCAAGCGTGATTGTTTTTATCTACCGCCTTTTTAGTTTCTTTGTGCCTTAACCATTTACCACCACCAACTATCGGACTCGAACCCACACCACACTCAGATAAAAAGCCTTTACACCGTGGCGATATAACCACTTTAGGGATTTTTGTGACTGGATGGGGATATAAATAAGTTCTTAATAACTCAATGCCATCTTCTTCAGGAATTCTATTGGCGTGGAGATGTAATTTAGCCTCATCCCGCCATTCTTCAATCGGTGCTCTCATAGCCTGATGCTGATGAGATGCTATATCAATCGCACCATCCGTTACTTGCGCCCAATAAGGTTTCTGTTTACAAGCTATAATTATATCCTCAGTGATGAGATTGACAGCATAAATCTCATCTACTATTGCAATCTGCTCACCCCAATCTTGAATAAATTCCACTACATAAGCACCAGCGTATCCAGGGTCAACAGCTATAAATACAGGCAAGTCTGGATTAACCCCTATATTCTTTATGTGAATATCAGGGTCAACCTCTCTTATTACCAGTCCGCTTGGACGGCAAGGAACGCCACCATATTGCTCCATAAAAATATCAGGGGGCGTGCGGGCTTCAATTTTTAAGATTTCAGGGTCCTGCCTGCCACCAGGGAATTTAGTTAAATTAGACCATGTCGGTAATGAAAACGATTGTGCCTCATCTTCATTCACCCCTTGCCATAACCAATAAAATTCTTCATACCAACGATTATCTCCTATCTGTTCAAACGTCCCTGTAAGAATCATCGGAGCACGCTTTTCTGCAATACGCCCTCTAAGCCGTAACCATATTTCATAAGATAATTGAGCTGCTTCACAAACAATTATAAACCCAGGAGCTTCCATACCCAATTTCTCAGGGTCGGTCGCCGACCGTGTCACAATTCGACAATTCCCAAATTCTCTGGAAAGTTGAGCAGTGCAGGGACCCTGGTCAGGTTGATGAAAATTCTTTTCCTGAAGAAATCCAAGCTTCATTAAATCCCTGCAAAGATATTCAAACTCAGTATGACGAGGAATATCATAAGTCGAACCTACAACCCAGATAAGCTCTGTAGTCGGTAAAATCGCATAAGGTAAGGCTTCCTTCGCCCCCGTATTTGATTTACCACCACGCCATCCTCCTACTACTAACTTAATCCTGGCTATGGATTTATGTATCTTCGCCTCCGCCTCTGTAGGCACATAGTTTAATTGCTCAAACAACCTGTCCTGGAATTGAACCCAGTTTTTAAGTATCATCTTTTCTTATGTGTCCCCTTGATTACCCCCTTCTTCTGGCTCGCATAAAATACACTTTCACCTTTCTTTTTCCCATAACCTCCTTTACCTCTGGGTCTTTGCATTCGTTTCAAAATTTTTTTACCCTTCGCCGTTAATGGCATCTTTGCCTCCTTTTCTATTCTATCATATCCCCCCTTTTCTTCTCAAAGAATTCAATAGACCTTACATATTTCTTAGGTATTGATGTGGTATATCGAACCATTTCATCAGATATGTCTTTTTCACCATATAAAACAATCTTTTCTCGATTGTTTATCGCCACCATACCATAACTTTCAAGAATTACAGGCTTTTCTTTCTTTAAGTCTCCAATGGTTTTCCACCTATCACTCCAACTCGCATCTATCCATGTAACCTTCACTATAACTTCTTTTTCTTCTATCCCTATTTTATTATACCTCCTTTTTCTATTCTTAAAAATCCAGGCGGGTATCCGCTATGTATCTCTTTAACGAAAAGGGGACCAGGCCTTTCCGCTTTTCCGACTTCTCTCTCAGCTCTCGCTCCTGTATAAGGAAGGGGGCATTTGTCTGCCACGCATACCAGGAAAAGGGGGATTAAGGTAGTATGCGTGCCTCATTCCATTTGTGATAATCAATAGCTCTCCACCACCGCTCAGCCGAATCATTAAAGAGGCCTATGCGTGCCCGCCCTTCAAGCACACGGTCAATAGCCTCTACACGCTCAATAGGTAAGACCTTCAAAGCCTCAGCACGCGTGCGTGGGGCTTCACTGTTTATCGCAGGCGTGACATCCTGGACAGTTTTGATGACTTTTGGGCGTGACATTTTTAGCACGCTGCTTCTGTTTTCT